CTCCAAAATTATGATTTTCTGTACCAACTCCACCTGAATTTGTAATCGTAGATTCAAAATACCATTTACCACTTCTAACACCCATTGTACCAACAGCATTTTGTGTGCTTGAAACTCCACCAAACATAGTAGTGCCACCTTCTTTTATACTAGGTTCTGTTCCTGTTACTGCATTTTGTTGCTGTCCAAGCAAGGTACAAAAATTATTAGTCGGAGTATCTGTAGCTTGGTCGGCTGCTGTGATGTTGTTTGAAGTTAAGTTATTTCCATTGCCACTAGAGTCAAGTCCCATATTTGAACTATCTTCAAATTTTAAGTGAAATCCATTTGTTCCGTATGCTCCTGTATAAGCTTTAGGTTTCCATATACCACTGTCCTCATCGTACTCTGCAAAATCACTTGGGGTTTTACCCGTCTGCCCATCTAGTAAATGCACATCAGCTATATAGCCTGACCACGGATAACCACCGTCCGCTTGTGCCCCTACTGCTACTCTGGAATTTGAAACGTGCATTGCTGTATCGGAATCTTGTGCTGGGTATTGGTCATAGTCTAAATCAGCAGGTAATAATAATGTTCCATTAATATAAATTTTAGTTCTATTCGTATCAGTACTTTGTGTTGTATCCTGCATCACTACAATGTGATACCAAGCAGATGTATCTCTTTGATAAACCAAACTTGTTAATCTGGCATTGCCTGTTCCATGTCTTGAATCCACCCACAATCCGTTTGTAGAATACCAAAACCCGATTCTTGTCGGCCATCCGCTATAACCACCACTGCCGTCTGAGGTCATTGAACTTAAAAACTGCCAAAATTGCTGAGAACCATCAAGCTCTGTGCGTTTAATCCACATACTTGCACACCATACTTTAGCATTACCTCCAGTGCTTACAGTTCTATGTAAGTATTCGGTGTTAGTTCTTTCTACTTTTAAAGAGTTATCAATCTCATATCCAGTAGATATGCTTCCACGATTAGCTGTGCGTTGTAAAAAAGCCATATAGTATTAAGTTTGTGCCATGTTCTGTACTCTGCCAATCTCTTGCCATACAGAGCCATTGTATCTAAATGAGAAGATATCTGTTTTATTAGCTGTTGCTGTAACTGTGGGTGCTGTACTTGCAGCAAATTCAAACACTGTGTTCCATGCTATCGTTCTAGCAGTTCCACCTTGAGCTATCTCTACAGAGATTAATGCTCCTTCGGTAGCGTTAGAAGGTGCTGAGAATGTAGTATTTTCTGTTGTTACATGGTAAGCATTTGATTTAGCAGCAGCATCCCAAGCTATAGCATTTGAACTAGATGTAATTGCTTGTTGAGTTACGTTAGCTGCAGCAGTTGCTGTAACAGCCGGAGCTGTTGCTGAAGTAACAAAAGTTATTGCATGTGCTAGTTTAGCATCAGTAATCTGGTCATCAGCTATATGAGCAGTATCAATACTTCCGTCAACATAGTGTTCACTATCAATTGAATCGTCAGCTATCTTAGCACCAGTTACTGCATCTGCAGCTATCTTAGCTGTTGAAACTGAGCTATCACTTGGAGTTCCTATTGCGACTTCTTCAGCATTATAGGCTGTAATAACTCTACCATTTGCAGGAGCTTCAGAGAACGTTAAAGTAGTTCCTGAAACACTGTAACTATCGTGTGCTTGGAATACACCATCAATAAATACCATTAAGTTATTTTCACTTGATGGAGCTGAAGACAATGTAAAGGTTGTATCACTACCGTCACCTGCATAGATGTTAGTAGAGAAAGAACCACTTCCTCCTCCAATACTTCCCCAAGAACTTGTATAACCTTCAAACTCTCCTGAAGTTGTGTTATATCTGAAATAACCAGCAGCAGGACTTGCAGGTCTTTGTGCTGTAGTACCTACTGGTACGTGTACAGCATCTGTGTTAGCACCTAAGTCAAGTGAAACATCTGGTGAGGTTTGATTAATACCTACTCTATTAGCACTTACATCAGCAAACAAAACACCACTGTCAACGTTTAAGTCTCCAGAGAATGTAGCTGCTGTGAAAGTTGTAGGTGTTATATTAGCAGAACCATCAAAGCTTACACCACCAATAGTTCTAGCAGTTGTTAAAGTAGCTGCTGAACCTGTTGTGTTTTGGTTAAGAGTTCCGACTGTTAAATCAATTGTACCATCACCATCTTCATATGCAACAGTAATTCCTGATTCTGTGTTAGAACTAAACATAGCTCCAACTGTATCTTGTACAACCTCTGAAAGGTCTATATTTGCTGTACCATCAAAAGATACACCGTGTATGGTTCTAGCAGTTGCTAATGCTGTAGCTGTTCCTGCTAAACCTGTAGTATCTTGGTTAAGTGTACCAATTGTAAAGTCTAATGTATTATCTGTATCTTGGTAAGCAACTGTAATATTTGTTTCAGTGTTGCTTGATACCATTGCACCAACTGTATCAGCTATAACCTCAGACAAGTCAATGTTAGCTGTACCATCGAAGGATACACCATGAATTGTACGTGCTGTTTCTAGAGCTGTAGCTGTTGCTGCGTTACCTGTAGTATCTTGATTAAGTGTACCGATTGCAAAGTCTAAAGTATTATCAGAGTCTTCGTAAGTAACTGTAATGTTTGTTTCAGTGTTAGAGCTAACCATAGCTCCTACAGTATCACTAATTGTTTCTGCTAGTGTTACACCACCAATAGTAATTGCATCGGCTTCTAAAGTTCCATCAATGTCTGCATCACCTGATATGTCAAGTGTAGCTGCATCTAGTTCTCCAGAGATTGTGATATTTCTACCACCACTAATATCTTTATTAGCATCTGTAATGATAGCTTTACTAGCTATAACAGTTCCGTTAGTTATACCATCTATAAGATTTATATCTGCTGCACTGGCTGTCACACCGTCAAGAATGTTTAACTCATCAGTTGTAGCTGTTACACCATCAATAAGATTAAGCTCTGTAGCAGTTGCTGTGACTCCATCTAAGATGTTTATTTCAGCAGCAGTAGATGTTACACCATCTAGAATATTTAACTCAGCAGCAGTACTTGTAACGCCATCTAAGATATTAAGTTCGGCTGCAGTGGATGTTACTCCATCTAATATATTTAGTTCTGCAGTTGTTGCTGTGACACCATCAAGGAGATTAATCTCATCGGTTGAAAGTGAAGCACCGTCTAATATCTCTAGTTCAGCTTCAGTAATTGTTGCACTACCTATAACAAAACTTGTACCTGTAATGGCTGTACCTGTAATTGCAGCAGCACTAGAACCACCAATTATTGCACCATCAACTGTACCACCATTAATGTCTGCAGTGTCAGCTACAAGGCTGTCAATGTTTGCAGTACCATCAATGTATAAGTCTTTCCACTCAGAACCACTTGCACCTAAATCATAAGTATTATCAGCACTTGGTAAAAGATTAGAAGCTACATCAGCACTAAAAGCAACTGTATCAGAAGCTGCATCACCAAAAGTAAGGTTACCAGCTATAGTAGCAGTTCCTGTAACTGTGAGATTACCACCAACACTTACGTTACCTGTTGTGGTAACTGTATCTGTATAGGTATCTTTAAATCTTAAACTTGTTGTACCTAAGTCAACATCACTGTCTGTAACAGGTATAATAGCACCATCGGATATATATAACTGTTGTACAGGAGCTGAAGAGACTTCTACATAAAACTCAATAAAGTTATTGGTTGTATCTATCAGTACTTTGTTGTTCGGAGAAGTTTCTCCTGCATCACCTATTAGTCCTATAACAGGTCCTTCGGCTGTAGTGCCATCGTGTTTGTGCCCTGTTGAATTGTGAAAAGCGTTTACGAGTTGGTTAAATTCATTATTAAATAATGCTGCGGTGATTGTATCACCATCTGCAAACGAACTCTGTCTAGTGTAACTTGCCATGTTTGTTTATCTCCTGCCTGAAGGTATAAAGTCTACGTAAAGACCATTAATTGTATAAGGTGATTTAGTATCATCACTTATAAATGTAAAATTGTTACTGTGTCCACTGCCCTGTAGTGCCACTCTAATTAAAGGATTGTTACCACCACCAAATACTGTCGTACCAAAAATACCATCTCCAAAGATAGCAGGTGGATTAATCGTTCCTAAATCAAAAGGTGCTACGGGTTGAGGTGTGTCTGTATTACCATAGTCAAATCTAACTTGAACATCTGGTTCTACGACACCTTCTGCACTTGCAGATACCTTTACAAAGTGTAAAGTTTTTAAAGTACCTAAATCTCCGTAGTCATAGTTTGGTGTAGCGTATCTTGCTAAAATTGAAGAGCCATCAAAGTTATTACCTGTATCGTGATTATACACGTAACCTGCAGTAGAACCGTGATAATATTTTTCCACACCATTTGTATTAAATCCCGAGCCAACCTCTGTGACTTCTATTCCTCTTGTTTCGCCCCACTCAAATCCGTTGGGTCTTAATGTTCCTATAATACCTCGTTGTTGATTTTCATCAACTGAAGTATCTGTATAAAATAATCTGTATTGTGATTTCTCACGTATAACAACACTGCTAATTACATAGCTATTAATGTTGTTTGCAAGTTCTGTGAGTAATGGTTGGATAGCTTTACTAACTGTACCCAACTCAACGTCTCCAATTCTTGCAGTACCAGCAACTGTTCTCAGTCCATCTGGTGCTAAGAAGATAAGGTCACCACCTATCTCTTGAATACTGTAACCACTTAAACATCCAATGTTTTTGGCTACAGGTACAACTATCGGTGTACCGTTTATATCTTGTAATTTGAATATACTGTTTTCACAAAATATAAAGAGTTCCTGACGGAAGCTTTTTAATCCTACTATCTGGTCTGATAAGGTTATAGAACCTGAACCAGTACCACTAAAGTCTGTAGGGTCTAGAAGTTTACTATAAAATACAGTACTTAGATTATCTTCTACACCTGCAACAACTAAATGTTTATCGTGTATCTCACCATGTGTTGCAAACTTAGTACCTGTTACAGTAGACTCACCGCTAAAGTATGTCCTGCTGTTAATGTTAGCACCCGTACCTTCCATTCTAAAGTAGTAAGGTTTGTTTGCTCCATCACAAATAACAAGCATACCATAGTCATAGTCTGGTCCTTCAAACAAAGAAAAACTTATTTGACCTTGTGAAGTTCTTGCTAATGTACTACGACCTGTAAAGGCTGTATAATCGTCTCCACTACTAGCTACTGAACTTCTACTAATGTTTAACCAGCTTGTACCATCTTGGCTAAAGTAAATACCTGTAGATGCACAAGCTATAACGCCATCAGCATAAGGTATAACTCCTAGTATATTTGTTGTGCTACCTGTTACTTGTGCACTTCCAAACTTACTAAAACCATTAATACGTCTGTATCCACCCTCAATAGAGACTTCAAAGTTACGAAGTTCTTGAGCTACACCGGGGCTTTTAAGTAAATCAATCGCATTGGAAGATTTTACTAAGCCACCAGCACAAGCTACTGTATAGGGTTGTGATGCTGCCATTTAATAAATTTTTATATTAACAAGGTTTAGCTTTAGGCATAACTTCACCGCCTACAGCATAGCCGGGTCTTTTGCCATAGTATTCCGCCATTGTTTTCTTTCTACGTTCTTCCATCTTCTTTTTCTTTTTGTTTTTGCCAAATAAACTTTTTAATTTAGGGTCACCGGGCTCTCCTGCTTTTCCAATTGGTTTCATATTTTTTTCCTTTTAAAAATAACGCCTGTCGTCTGTCATAGTACGGGGCGTTGGGTTTACCAAGTTAGACTTCATAGTCCTCATGGCTTTTTTATAATCGTCCATAGCAAACGCTGCTTGTTGTGGAGATTCTTTAAACTGCCATATGTAATATCTTGTTTTAGCAGTTATAACATTCGTGTATTGTTCGGGGAAGACAACTGTGTCTCCGTGTGCTGTAAGCTTTGTAGGCTTATCAAATGCGTAGAAGTGTATGTTGTATACTTTATCAGGTATTGGACTAACTCCAAACTTTCTAGCATCTGGTGATTTAATTACAAAACTAGGCTCACCATAAGCTTGACCATCTGCATCATCTGAATTTTCACTGTCTCTATAATATCTTTTCCAATCAGCTAAGTTTAAAAACTTTAATCCCTTTGAGACAAAAGGAGCTGATTCACCACTAACGTTAATGGTTGTTAAATAAAAATCATCCCAATCTATCGAACCGTAATCATCTGCGATGCTTGAGCTACTTTCTTTTAGTTCGTACCATCTAGTACCAGCTACTGTAGCTACCGTCACGTTTCCATAGAAGGGGTCAGTTGCACCACTCTCACCTGCTGTGAGGAATGGTAACTGGGGTTCTTCATTTGCTATATCGAATATAGACTTGTTAATGGCATCCTTGACAAACTGTTGGAGTCCTACAGCACTTGAAAAGTTTGCAGAAGTCAATGGTATTTCATTGAGTTCTCTTAGTACTTCGTTAGTTAAATCTAAATATGTTGTTGCCATTTATAATCCTAAAAAAGAGGAGGAGTCCGAAGACTCCCCCAAAGGTTGACTAGTTAGTCAATACCGTAGAAAGCACTTACAATCGCTTCATCTCTTAGTACTTTCGCACCATAAACATGAAGACCTCTAACGATATCACCGAAAGAACTTGGGTCTCTTAAGACTTCAGTTGAAGTGATAGATTGAGCAGTAGCAGTAGATGAAATATGTCCAGCCAAACATTTACCAGCAGCATTAGTTGTTGCAGCAATGTTGTTTGATTTGTACATGTTAAATCCACGCAGTTTTCCACTTGAGACTAAACCATTTCTGATTGAGCCTTGTCCTGCATTGTAGTCTACTGACAACAATTTAGAACTAGATTGTCCTAGAACTTCGTAGAATTCAGGACTTGCAACAAACCAACGACCTTCTTCAGGTACGTTCTGTTCGTCTAATAGTCTTGACATTCTAGCCATAAGGTCTAGTGGGTCTGTTTCAGAACCACCACTACCGATGTCAGCAGCACCAGAGCCGTCAAAGACTCCTGCTCCTAAATCAGTTGCACTGTCAGCACCTAAAATGTGATTGGGTGATGAAGCTGAACAACCAGCAAACATGACAGCTAATACAGCAGCATCATATGAATCTTTCAATGCATATGCAGCAGCAGAAGAAGCTACCTCTTTGAAGTTGACGTGTGACATTTTAGTCTCAATATCATCTACGATGAATTTGAAAGCTTTAGCACTATCAACAACAAGAGATGTCTCTTGGTCTGTTAGTTTGGTTGCAGTAGTATCACTACCTCTTGTGTAATCTGACACAGAGATAGTAGGTTCTTTGATAATCTTTACAGAGTCTCCATAAGCAGTAATCTCACCGGCATAGTCGGTGTTAGTAATAGCTTCGACAACCGAAGATTTCCTAAAAAAGTTTAAAACCTTTTTAGAATAAATCGAAGGTAAGAAGAAACTATTAGTTTGTCCTGCGACAGAGTTTGCAAAGTTAGCATTGGTATCAGTTCCGGGTTCAAAATATTGAGCCATTTGATATTCTCCTAAGTTTGTAAATTAATAATTATGATTTTGCAATTCTGCCTTCTTGCATGGCTTGACTTATCTCAGCTTCGTGCTTGTCAAATTCAGCCATCGACATACTTGCAATCTCCTTTTCAGTCCAAACTCTTTCCTGCTTTGGTTCTACACTAGTTGTTTTAGTGGAAACCATATCAGCAGCAGATTTCTTGGACTGTTTAGAACGTGACTTCTTCGGTGCAACATCCATACCAATATCTTTCTTAAATAAATCTAAAGCTCTTGAAGCTAGGTCAGCATCGTCAGCATTGTTGTATACCCAATCTTGGATAGACTTTGGCTGCTCTTTAGCCCAACCGTGAAAATCATCGCTGTTGCGAATATCTTCAAAATCAGGATGCTTATCCATCAATCGCTTTTCAGCATCTTTACGAATTAGTTCTTGCTCACGAGTCTGTAGTTTTTCTAGCTTCTCTCTTAAGTCTTTAGATTTCTCTTCGGACTGTAAATGAGAAACAGTTTCTACAACTTCGTAGACATCAGGATACTCTTCTCTAAACTTTTCAAGTTCTTCTGGAGATTTAGGAGCAACGTAGCTTGGTCTGTTATTAGCAGCTTCATCTAGTAGCTCTTGTTCTCTAGACTTAAATTCATTTAACTTAGAGTCATAATGCTTTTTCAAGTCGTCATAGCGTTTCTTGTAGTCTGGTCGCTTGTAAGGTTCGTCTTTTGGAGTCTTCTCTTTAGCTTCCTGTTCCACAGGTTCTTCTATGTCAGCTTCCTTTTTTGCTTTGGGCTTTTCGAAAAAAACTCCGTTTGCATCTTGGAAACCTATTTCGTCTTCAGTATGCCATGATTTATTCATATTGTAAGGATTGGCATTTTCCTCTTGTACTTCAGTAGTCATATTCTTCTCCTACGGGGGCTTCGTTCACAAGGTAGCTCTATGTCGACTAGAGGGCTTGTATGTAAAGGTAGCCTTTCGGTTTATAAAATGATAGGGTGCTTATGACATAAGGTAGCCCT